GAGAGTTTGTGGTCACTGAAGAAGCTACTAGTGAGATCGGTGCAGATAATCTTCAAGTAATGATGGATGATGCTGAACGAAAAGCTAGTGGAGGTCTGGCGGGTTACGCCCAAGGAGGTTTGCTAGGTGATCCTTATGGAATGCCTATGCAAGAGGAAGATGATGCTGTAGAGAAATCTATGTTAAGAGCTAATCGGATGCCTAGCCTTATGGGAAACCGCTAATAAAATAAAATAAGTACGGCTACCTTGTAGTACAAGCACCCATTTCTAAAGACGTTTGAAATAGGCTACCTTGAAAGAAACAAGCCCCGTAGAAAGGAGAGTAGAATGTCCGAACAGGCACACGAAGAGGAAGAAGTATCCAATCCATATAATGCGCGTAAAGCGTGGCACAAGCAGGGGTCTTCAAAGACTTCTCAAAATGCAGGTGAAAGCTTATATTATGAAGAAGATAACGAACCTCAACAACAGAAGGCTACCCGTAATAAAAAGGCCCCTTCTGATGATGATGAAGGCCAACCCAGTACTAACTATAAGAAGCGTTACGACGACCTAAAGAAACATTATGATCAGAAACTTAACGAATTTAAACGAAAAGAGCAGGACATGTTGGAACAGACTCAAGCGTCTGAACCTGTGTACGAAGCTCCAAAGTCTCAAGAGGACTTAGATCGTTTTAGAGAAGAGTATCCTGATCTGTATGATACGGTAGAAACTGTAGCTCATATGCGTAGCCAACAAGAAGTGGAAACGTTGCGTTCTAAACTTTCTGTCATTGAAGGCAGAGAAGCACAGATTGCAGCGAGAGAAGCTGAAACGGCTCTACAAGAAAGGCATCCAGACTTTGACACAATCAGAGGTGACGATAACTTTCACGACTGGGCGAAAGATCAACCGAATCAAATTCAGGCTTGGATTTATGACAATCCTGATGATGTTGGTTTAGCAATTAAAGCGTTAGATCTTTATAAGTTAGATACAGGTAAAGGACAAACTACTCAAAAGAAACGTTCAAATCGAAAGCAAAGTCAAGGCTCTGCTGCTGACATAGTATCTACTAAAACAACAAATGTAGATTCTAAAGAAGCTAGGATTTGGACAGAGGGCGAAATAGCGAAAATGTCCATTGATCAGTTTGATAGGTATGAACAAGAAATCAACCTAGCCATGATCGAGGGAAGGGTTCGTAGATGATAATCTTTCTACTTTAAGGAGTAATTTTAAATGGCTTTTAACGTATCAGACGCTCTATTTGAGCAAGGCACCGACACCAATGGTAACTTTGGTAACAGTGTAGCAGGACAAACTAACTCGTTTTTCCTACCAAAAGTATATTCAAAACAAGTACTGAACTTTTTCCGTAAGTCGTCAGTAGCAGAAGCTATTACGAACACGGATTATGCTGGTGAAATTGCAGCATTCGGTGATAGTGTACGAATCATCAAAGAACCCGAAATTACTGTTTACCAGTATGAGCGTGGCGCAGACGTAACAAAGACAGCTTTGACCGACCAAGAAGTTACTCTTGTTATTGATACTGCTAACGCATTCAAGTTCATTGTCGATGATATTGAAACAAACATGTCACATGTAAACTTCCGTGACGTAGCCACTTCTTCAGCTGCTTACGCTCTGCGTGATGCTTTTGATACAGGTGTCATTGCTTCAATGTTCGCTGGTGTTTCTGCCTCTAGTCCTAACCATATTCTTGGTTCTGACAATGCAACTGACCTTGCTGCTGGTACTTTCGACGGTACTGGTAACTTGGATATCGGTTTCGGCTCTTCAGAGCATGATCCTATTGATGTTCTTTCTCGTATGGCTCGTCTTCTTGACGAACAGAACGTACCTGAAGAAGGTCGCTGGTTCTTGGCATCTCCTGAGTTCTATGAAATCCTAGTACAAAGCTCTTCTAAGCTTCTGTCAGTGGATTACAATGCAGGACAGGGTTCAATCCGTAATGGGTTGGTAAGCTCTGGTAAGCTACGTGGCTTTGATATGTATAAGACTAACAACATTGCTGCTGCATCTAATGCTGCTGGTAAGTGTCTTGCTGGTCACATGTCAGCTACTGCTACTGCTCAGACTATCACTAGCACTGAGGTCATCCGTGACCCAGATAGCTTTGGTGATATTGTACGTGGTCTTCATGTATATGGCGCTAAGGTACTTCGTGGTGACGCGATGGTATCAGCCTTCTACGGCGTAGACTAATTGGTAAGGGGGCTGTAAAAGGCCCCCGATCCTTTAATTTATAAAGGTACAGAATATGGCAACCATTGGAAGTGAAAATAACCCTGTAGTTTTTAGGAAAGCGATTGTATCTAAAGAAAGCCGCTTTCGTAAGGGCTTTGACAGAGCCAAGTATCAAGAAAACTATGATAAGATTTTTAATAAAAGCTCTGACCAGAAAAGCGACAGAGCACTTAGTAAAACTTTTTCAACGGAGCAAGACTCATGAATAAAAGACAAGGTTATATGGGCGGTGGATACGGTACTAATATTTCACCTATGGACATGAAGAATAAAAGTATGATGGATGAGCAGATGCGTACTCCTAAAATGAAAGGCGGTATGATGATGTCTAAAGGTAACGCTAGTATTTCTGCAATGGAAGAAATGTGTTCTGCCAAAGCAGGTAGGAACAACAGCGTATCTTCTAAGTGAAAGGTGTACCTCACTTTAAAAAGGATGGTACTGAGTACAAAGGTAATACTCATAAGATGCCTGACGGTTCTTTGCACACAGGAAAAACACACGGTAAAACAAGCGTGAAGTTATTCCATAAGAAAGACTTATCTAAGAAATCTAAGGCAAAGGCAGGGAAGTAAACAATGGCTACTTTTTTAACATTAACCAATGAGCTTTTACGTGAAATGAATGAAGTTGCAATGACTTCTGCAAACTTTACTAACGCCATAGGTGTGCAACAACACGCTAAAGATCTTATCAATAGATCATACTTAGACATTGTTACAGAAGAAACTAAGTGGCCTTTTTTAGCTACTGCTGAAAGTGGAACTACAAATCCTATATATGGCAATGTATCTCAAGACTCTGTAGAAGGTAAACGCTGGTATGAGTTAAAACCTGCTAGTTCCAATATTACTACAGACTACGGCTCGGTAGATTGGGACACTTTTTACTTAACTACTGTAGGTGTGTCGGGTGAAACTTCTCCATACGAAACACGTAATCTTAGATTTACTACAACAGAAGAATGGAAAGATTATTATCGCTTATCCGAAAACAATGACAATGCAGATGCTCAACAGTACGGAGTTCCTCGTAGAATAATTAGAAGTCCTGATGGACGTAATTTTGGTTTGAGTCCTATACCAGATAAAGTATATAAAATTTGGTACTTTGCTTATGACTCACCAGTAGAACTTATTGCTTTTGGAGATGTAACAATATTTCCAGAGTTATATAGAACTGTACTTATGGCAAGAGCTAGATATTATATGCATCAATTTAAAGAGAATCCACAAGCAGCAGCTTTTGCTCTTGAAGATTACAAGCGTAGTTTGAAACTTATGAAAATACGCCTAATGTCTCCTGAACCTACTTATTTTAAAGATGACCGTGTGAGGTTTGTTTAATGTCTCAACCTTGGGGTTACTCTTGCACAGGTGGTTTAAATGTAAACCTAAATCAGCTTGAGATGCAAAGTCAGCCCGGTTTGGCTACACGCCTGCGGAACTTTGAAGTAGATCCTGATGGTGGTTATAGACGTGTAGATGGCTTTACGCCTTTCGGAGATACCAAACCTAATGGATCTAACACTATACTAGGCATGGCTATATATGCTGATGGCGTTGTTGTCTGTTCAGGTACTGATATCTTTTTTAGTATAGACGGTGAAGATACTTGGTTACAGTTAAATAAAGCGTCTGTAGCATCAGGTGGAGATAATTACTCAGCCTTTACAGGTCGTTCAGTTGCCTCAAGAGCTAGCCAAGGAAGATGTACTTTTGCTCTTTATGAAGGTACTTCAGACTATGGTGAGCTTGTTATCTGCGATGGCGTTAACGAGCCTTTCTTATTCCAAATGACAGGCACAGGTATTTTAACTAGCCGTACATTCTTTGCTAAAGAAATAACAGTTAGTGGTACTACAGGCCCTTCACAAGCTGTTATACATGATAGACATTTAGTAGTTGCGGGAGCTTCTACATCTAGGAACACCCTGTACTATAGCAGTACGAATGATATTGATAGTTTTAGTGGTAGTGGCGCAGGAGCTATTGTAATCCCTGATGCTATTGTAGGTCTTGCAAGTTTTCGAGATGACTTAATTATTTTTGGCAGAAACACTATCCATAAGCTCTCTAACATTAATGATTCTAATGCAGTAAACGTAACGCCTATTACAACCAACGTAGGCTGTCTACATGGTGGAAGCATTCAAGAAGTAGGTGGCGACATTTTATTTCTTGCGCCAGATGGTGTACGAACTATTGCAGGTACATCAAGAATAGGTGACGTAGAGTTAAGCTCTGTTAGCAGGCAAATACAGTCTATTATTAAAGATATTGCTGCTAATCCTAATTTTATTATAACTAGTGCTGTTCTTAGGAGTAAATCTCAATATAGATTATTCTACAGTACAAATACTGAAAGCCCTTCAGTAGCTAGAGGCATTATAGGTACTTTAACCACTAATGGTTTTGCTTGGTCAGAAACACTAGGTATACAAGCTTTAGGCATGGTATCTGATTTAGCCTTCAGTGGAGTAGAAAAGATTCTGCATGGAGACAAGGATGGTTCTATTTATAACCATACAGATGGTACTTCTTTTTTCAATGCTGGTGAAGCGCAAAACATTGCAGCGGTTTATCAGACCCCTGACTTTGATTTTGGAGACGTAGGAACTAGAAAAACTCTTAAATATGCTAGAGTTTCTTTTAGTCCTGAAGGAGAAGTTAAGCCTAGCTTCAGAGTTAGATATGATTATGAAGATCCTGATATACCTCAACCCGAACCTTTCGACGTAACAACTATTGCCCTTCCTGCTATTTTCGGTACAGCAGTATTTGGGTTAGTAACCTTTGGAGCAACAAGCGACCCTATGGAAAGAATTACATTAGAAGGCTCTGGACATACCTGTAGCTTTAGAATTTCAAGTAACGACCAAAAACCCGCTTATGCTGTAAACGGTATTTATGTAGATTATATGCCATCAGGCAGGAGATAAATTAATGGCCCAGAATTACACACGACAAAGTTCTTTTGATGATGGCGATACAATTACAGCGTCTTTATTTAATAATGAGTTTAACCAGATAGTAAATGCTTTAGCCTACTCAGCAAGCAGCGATAGCTCTACCGGACATAAACATGATGGTACTTCCGGTCAAGGCGGTAACATCCCTCAAATAGGTGACATAGACTTTCTCAATAAGGTTGTTGTAGATAGCACTAATAACAGATGGGGTTTCTTTGTTCAGGTAAGCAGTTCCTCAGTTGAACAGATACGTATTCAAGACGGAGCTATTGTTCCTGTTACTGATTCAGATATTGACTTAGGTACTAGCTCACTAGAGTTTAAAGACTTATTTATTGATGGCACTGCTCATATAGATACACTAGATGTAGATGTAAATGCAACCGTAGCAGGTACACTAGGTGTTACAGGTGTATTAACAGGTACAAGCTTAGACATATCTGGCAACGTTGATATTGATGGTGTTACTAATCTAGATGTCGTTGACATTGATGGTGCTGTAGATATGGCCTCTACGCTTACTGTTACAGGTGTATTAACAGGCACAAGCCTTGATATCTCCGGTAACGTAGATGTAGATGGTACTACTAACCTAGATGTAGTAGACATTGATGGTGCTGTGAACATGGCAACTACGTTAATAGTTACAGGTAACGTAGACTTTGACGGTGACTTAGACGTAGACGGCACTACTAATCTAGATGTCGTTGACATTGATGGTGCTGTTAACATGGCTACAACACTTGCTGTTGAAGGTAATGTAGACTTTAATGGTGACTTAGATGTAGACGGTACAATAGAATTTGACGCTATATCAGGTACAGGTTCTGTAACTGTAACAAACATTTTAGATGAAGATAACATGTCTTCTAATAGTGCTACAGCTTTAGCAACTCAACAGTCTATTAAAGCCTATGTAGATGCACAGCAAGATACTGTAGATACCTTTGGTGAAGTACTAGCACTGGGTAATACTACTAGTGGTACAAACGTAGAGCTTACTACTACAGATAAAGTCCAGTTCCGTGATGCTGCAATCTATATAAACTCTAGTGCTGATGGTCAGCTAGATATTGTTGCAGACACAGAGATTCAAATAGCTGCGACTACAATTGATATCAACGGAGCTATTAACGCAAGCGGTGAGATTATTGCGGCTAGTTTAGATATTAGCGGCAACATAGACGTAGACGGTACAACCAACCTCGATGTAGTAGACATTGATGGTGCTGTGGACATGGCTACAACTTTAGCTGTCGCAGGTAATGTAGATTTTAATGGCGACCTAGACGTAGATGGCACAACTAATCTTGACGTTGTGGACATTGATGGCGCTGTCGATATGGCTTCAACGCTTGCTGTTGCAGGTGATGCAAACTTTGATAGTGGTACTTTATTTGTAGATGTTAGTGCAAACTCTGTTGGTATTGGCAACGGCGCTACCGCACCATCAGCAACTTTAGATGTAAGAAGACCAGATGCTTCGGGAAAGATTGCAGAGTTTCATCAAAGCGCAGGTTTTGGACTAGAATTTGGTAGCTCTCAAGCTCAGTCATATATCGAAGCAGGTAGTAATCAGACGCTACTTATAACAGTTCCTTCAGACATGACTATTGACTCTGGTGGAGATATTATCCTTGATGCGGCAGGTAATCAAATAAACTTCAAATCGGGTGGCACATCTCGTGGCTACTTGGACATGTCAACAGGGGGTTTAATTTTACGTTCACTTACCTCTGATGCAGATATTATTTTACAAGGTACAGATGGTTCCTCCGCCGTAAATGCCCTCACCCTTGATATGTCAGCGGCAGGTGCGGCTACGTTTAATGCGGGTGTAACAACTACAGCGTTAATTACAGGCGGTAGTTACAATGTAGGTGGCACAGCCGTTATTGATAGTGGTCGTAATCTTGTAAATATGGGCAATGTTAACGGAGCGGCGGGAATATTTGGCTCTCTTGCAGTAGATAACTTTTTACTTAATGGGACTACTCTGGCTTTAAGTTCTGGAGACTTTACGCTAGACGTTGCAGGAGACATTAACCTTGATGCAGATGGTGCTGATATAAACCTGAGAGACGGTGGAACAGCTATGGGTAGGTTAGGTCTTGAAAATGGCGATCTAAACATTGCCTCTTCCCAGCAAGATTATGACATAAAGTTCAAAGGAAACGATGGTGGTAGTGTAATCACAGCCCTTACCCTTGATATGTCAGCGGCAGGTGCGGCTACTTTTAACAGCGATGTCACTGTTACGGGTAATTTAACAGTTGCAGGAACAACTGCAATTATAGCAACAGGGTCTGATTTAACCACGGCTTCAGCAGGAACAGATAACGTTCGCTTTGGTGAAAACGCAGGTAACAGCATTGCAAGCGGCGGTATTCGTAATGTTTTAATTGGTAAAAATGCAGGTACTGCGCTTACTACTGGTGACAGTAATGTTGCTATTGGGTGGGAGGCTCTTAAAACAGAGGATACTCATGCTAATAGCGTGGCAATTGGAGCGTCTGCCTTAGCGACTCAAAACGCAGGAGCAGATTCTTACAACGTAGCTGTGGGTTACAACGCAGGAACGGCAGTAACCACAGGCGCAGCTAACACCCTCATCGGTGGCCTTGCAGGTGATGCTATTACCACAGGTACTAACAATACAGCAGTGGGTCGCGATGCTTTAGGTGCAAACACCACCGCAAGTAACAATACAGCAGTGGGTCGCGATGCTTTAAAAGCAAACACCACAGGTGATACTCTTGTTGCTGTCGGTTTAAATGCTTTAGCAAC